TTGTGTGCGCCGTTGTTGCAGTTGTAAGTAAATTGATAACACCGACAATGGCTTGAATACTACTATAAATTTGTATAAAGCCGTCTATAATCGACACGACTTTTTCCCACGCCGTGCCATTACCCTCTAAAGCCGCTGTTATTCCCTGAATACTATCGCCAAAGCCTTTAATGCCGCTCCAACCATTACGCAACGTTTCAACTGCTTTTTGCGTCTTTTCTCTTGCCTTGTCAATATCCTCGGTCATCACCTCTATTTTTAAAGGCTTTAAACCAAGTTGCTCTACTCGCAAATTTAGTTCTGTTATATTGCGTAATGCTTCATCCTTTCCGATTAAACCTATTTCATAATCTTGTTGGATGCGGTCGGCTTTTTGCCGGGCATTGCTGTAACTCTGTCTTTTGTCTTCCGCGCTGCCCTGCGTAATGTAAGACGGCTCGACATCAGCCTCAATGGTAAGTTTGCCTTTCGTGGCTTCGTCTATCTCGGACTGTATGTCATTTATCTTTGCCTGTGCCTCGACACGCGCCTCGATAGTGGTGGCGTTGTCAAACTCCTTTTGCGCGTCACTTAATTGCTCTTGTAACTTTTCAACGTATGTCTTCGCTTCTTTTTCTTCCGGCTCATCAACACCGATTTTTATCTTGAAGTCCTTAAACTCCTTTTCTACGCTTTCATACTCCGCTTGCAAGGTCTTAGCCCTTTCCGCGTTTCCCGTCGCCTCTATTTTCTTCCTTATGTCGGCCAGCCTTTTCTCGTACCAATCCATACTGCCCTTCTCGGCTGGCTTATCATCAGTTTTGTTAGTATGTGTTGAATTGGTTTTATTTGTCTTAATATCCGCCGACGTAACCCATTTGTCGGCCTCTAATTTTTCGGATGCAATTTGTTTCTTAGTTTCCTCGATTTGCCGGTTATTATCATTGATTTGTTTTTCAAGTTCCCTTACTTGCGGATTGGTCGATACATCCGTGCCACTATATAATTTTGCACCTTGCTCGCTAAAACGCCAAACACCATCACGGCCAACACTGCCATAACGCTCATTTCGCCAACCCTCCGGCACAACGTCACCGGCTTTTGCCTTTCTTCCGCTCTTTTTAGCGTCTTCGGCAATGTCCCCGGTTACTTCCGTCTTCTTATCAAAAAGCTCAATTTGCTTTTCATACAAACTTGCTAATTTTGCCGCATACGCTGCCGCTTTCGCACGTCGTGAAAAAGCCTCAACCACTGCGTCCGTGTTACCGTTAAAGATATTTTCCGCGTCTGAAACATCATTGATTTTCAAACGCAAATCATTAAACGCCGATTGGTTGTTTTTTATCCACGTAATTTTTTGCTGTTCCGTGCTTAACGCTTGCCATGCCGTGCGTAACTTATCGTATTTGCTCATCAAGTCCGAATAGGTGGACTTGAGCGTACTGTCGTAAGCCTCTTTAACGGTGTCGGCTTGGTCGCCTAACTCCTCAATGCCTTTTGCGGCTTCCCCGGCTTCATCCCCGGCCTTGTCGAATGAAGCGACAAGTTTCTCAATTATAACGCCAACAGCCATAAGAGCCGCGCCGATAACGGTTGCCGACATCAGGCCGCGTAAAGCAATTTTCAATGCCGTAGCCGAAAATGCACCACTTCTTAAAGCTGCACTAAACACCCTCGTAAATGCCGCCGCACGATTGGCGTTCACACCGCAAAGCAACATCGCCGCGCCGGTTGTCTTAGCGCGTATGGCTGCGACGGCGTGCTGGATATTCATTGCCTGTAAAGTCTTCACAAAACCGCCTACGCCCATAGCCGCCAATCCGATTTGCGCGGTCAAATCAATGTAAGGGCGCACGTCCGCATATATCTTCGACAAATCAATGACGCTTGACATTGCGTTTTTTACGTTTTCCTGCATCTTGATTTGCCTTTCCTGCTGCTCGGCTATTCCGTTAGTAGCGGCCTTTACATCATCCATGCTTAACTTTACATCGTCAAGCGTCTTAATGTATTCCAACCCTGCATCCTCGCCGGGGCCTCCGAAAATATCAGCTATCGCCGTGCCGACTTTCGACGAGCTGGCCGGTAACTCTTTCAATTTTGCCGCTACTTGCTGCATGACTTCAAATGTTGTCATACTGCCGTCTTGTAATGCCTTTTGCACACCGTCTGCCGATATGCCTATACCGTTAAGAGCGTCTGCCGTGGCTTTCGTCATTTCACGTATTCGGAGGTTGCCCTCTTTAATGACATCAACGCCCTTATCGGAAAAAACGCCCTGTTTGGCGGCATTTGTTGAAATAGCGACAAAATCTTCAGCTGACAATCCGGCCTCCTTGAAATATCGCGGATATTCTTTTATCGTATCAAGAAATTCACCATTTGCGTTTGCACCGCTAACTAACCCGTCACGTATCAATGAGAGAGCCTCGTCAATGCTAATGCCAAAACCCTTTGACATGGCGTTGGCTGACTGCATGACTTCCTTAAAGTCCATGCCGAAATAATCCGCAACGGCTTGCACGCTGTTGCGAAAACGCAACATTTCATCGCCGGTCTTGCCCGTAAGCAATGTTACGGCGTTGCTTGACTGCTGCAAGCCGTTCATCTTCGCCGATACTTGCGACAAAGACGTAGACACCTTGCCTAACGTGTCGGTTATAGCGTCCACCGCTTGCAAGCCTTGACTCCAATTAAGCAAAGAAACGCGAAATTTATCCGCGTCCTTAACCGCTGACAATACCGCTTTACGCAAATCGCCAATATTGGTCGTTGCCGTCGCCAACTGCTCTTTTCCGTCAACAGTCAGTTTGACGTTAAATTTAATCTCTTTTGCCATTGTACGCTTATCGTTTCATCTTCGCTAACAGTCTTTCCAAACTCTCTTTGTCCTCCTGCAAAGACACGGCTTTACGCTTAGGGGCTTTCTCCCACGGGAACGGCAACAAGTCTTTCGGGGCGAGTTTCTTCTTCACATGGGGCTGCACTACGATTGTCGCCAACATACGCATACGCGCCCATTCGTCCTTATAGTCAGCTTCCTGCCGGTCTTGGTACGCCTTGCAAACGTGCCTGAACTCGTCAGGCGTGAGGCGGCAAAAATCGTCGTATGCAAGGCCGATTTGACCCAACGCAAATCCTAAAAGCTCATAAATGCCTACCGGCTTTTTTTTTCGTCACCGTCGCCGTCAGGTTCTTGCCCCTCGTTTACCGCGTCCGTCCACGCTTTCATGTCTTCGGGCGAAATGCTGTCTGCAAAGTCGAGTAACGGCATATCGAACGGAATACCGTCAACTCTGCACGCTGACGCTACGCAACACCACAAATAAGTACACATATCGCTCAAACCGCCGTCGGTCGCCGTGATTTCCTTGCCCGTCTCCTGCTTGAAACGCAACATTGCGCCCATTGTTTGCCTGCATGGGTACGCCTTGCCGTTTATTGTAATTTCGATTTTTCTCATGTTTGCCGCTATTTTTAAAAGGTAAAGTTTGTAGCCTCAAAATATGGGACACAAACCTTACCGCTGCTTAAAACCATGTTATCCACCTACGCCCGGAGAACTTGCCGTTTTGCCCGGATAAATTGTCGGTTCGCCGTCATTTTCGAGATTGATTGTGTAAGTGACATCATCTTGTGCCGGCGCGGTTTCCTCTATTGAGGTAATTACAAACTTGCCTTTCAAATAAGGAGTTTCGTCTTCACCGCGCTCGAACGCCTCAACATCCACAGACTGTCCCTTCCCCCAAAGTGCGGTAACTTCCTCGTAGCCGCTTTCGGTTTCCTCATAAAAACGCAAGCCCTCGGCACTAATTGATATGCTCAACGCCGTTATCCCCTTGCCTTTCCACAAACCCGACTGCTTTCCGAGCGACGCTTCGGGCTTCACCGCTCTTTCTTTTGTCTCACTGTTATAAGTCGTGGTGTGAGTGGTGCAATGACCCACTGCACCTTCGCCGACTTTCAACAACAAATCACTACCGTTAATGTAACTCATAATTATTCTTTTTTAGATTTTACGGTCTTACGGTTATAAGGCTTTATTTACAATAATACCCATAACCTTATATCTTCACATTAAAACTTAGGCACTGCACGAAAGCGTCGTCGGTAAAATCTTCTTCGCTGTCTACAAGCGTGCAACTACGCATTATCAAGCCGTCTTTTTCACCTTGCGCATAATCCAACGCCTTGCGTACCGCCTCGGCAAGCTCCACGCCGTCAGCATAGCTGGCCGTGTAACAAAACACTTCCATTGTCACGGTGTCCGCTCCCGGCTGTCTTGCCTTTGTCGGGTTATGCTGCAACGCCGCCCGGCGATACAGGATGTATGGCAGTTCGGCTTTGCTCGTTACAACGGGAAAAATCTTGTTTGTGCGCCGTCTTACGTCCGCGTCGGCCAGCAATATTTCACGAATTACCGCTCCTGCGCTTAATGATGTTTTCATTGCCATTACAACAGTCCTTTCTTTCTTGCAGCCTTTTCAAGATTACCTTGAAAATCGTTAAACAGATTTTGCTCAACCCCCATAGCGGCTCCAGCCTCGGTCTTCGCTAAAAAGGCGTACCGCCTCATGCGTCCCGTCGAGTGTCCGCTACGGTTGTAATAACGCACGCTTTTACCCGTGTAGCGGCTCTTGCCAAAAAATGACTTCGTGCGCCTACCTACGCGGCGGTATCTCGTACCGTCTTCCGCCCACATAAGAACTGGTTTCTTCATTCCCTGCCTGTTGGTATGAATACCCCTTTTGCTCCCATGCGGCTTAACTGACACCATGAAGCCCAGTCCGTACTTGTCAGGATAGACACGCGCGTAAATGCCTTTCGACAAATTTTGGCGTGTTCCGTCGCCTATCCCGGTAGCCCGTAAATTGGTCGCCGCCGTCTTACGCAATCGGTTGGCCTCACGCCTCATAGCTCCCCGCATTGCCTTGCGTTGGTCTTTCAAGTCCAACGCCGCGTGGACATCTTTAAAAGGATTTTTCAAATCTGTTATAACGCTTTCCATGCTGATTATTCGTTCACCCTCTCGCAAACCAAAGTCTTATAACCTCTCTCCGTGTTAGGTATTATGTTGGTGACGGTGTAAAGATTGCCGCCAAGCTGCTCAACGCGCCAAAGCTCCCGAACCTCGTGGGCAGCGCGAATATTAAACCGCGCCCGATAATCGGGAAAAGGCTCACCGACCTCGTTACTTTGGTTTCCGTCAAACTTCACGCGCTCTGCCCACACTACAGCGGTCTGCTCGTATGTCGTTTTTTCCGCCCCGTAATCATTGGTCGTGGCCGTCGGTCTCAACAATTTTAACTTATATCTTAATCCACCGGCTCGCATAATATTTCATGTTTTAAGGTTATTCGGTTTTACGGTCTTGCGGTTACGTGGATAACCGTATTACCGCATAACCTAATCCGCTAATTTCCTAAACGGCTTAATCAACGCCGTAGCACCGTATGGCACTTCGTGATACTGCGTCCCTGCCGTGTTTTCAGGCGTGGCATACCACGCCGCCGCAACTAATAACACGGCTTGAACGAGCATTGACGGGAACACGCCGCCGCCCATTTCGACAAGCTCGTCTTCCGTCCTGTTCGTCGCCATGATTACTTGTTGTTCCGCCGCGTCGAGGTATTGCTGTAATTGCTCGTCGTCGGCGTTGAAGTCGTCGGCGCGGACGTGCTTCTTAAAAAGCTCCAAACTTACTAACGACATTGATTTTAGGTTATAGGGTTTTACGATTGTAGGCCGTGGGGCTTCCAAGTCGGCCAGGCATTTAATCATTTCGACATTTTCCGCCCCACGCCTTAAACAAACTGTTATCCACCGACACCGGCTGATTTCGTCAGCATGGCAAACGCCTCCTGACGGAGTACGCTTACGGCATAGTTAGCGTTAAGCACAAAGTCGATGGCGTTCTCGCGCGACTTCGAGTATGGGTCTACGATAAACGTCATGTCGCCGAACATACCCTGCGGCGCATACTTGAACGCTCCGAACTCGATAACGCCCTCCTCGGCATAGCTCGTAGTGAACACGGGCACGCCGTTTATGCGTCCGTTGTCGTCTACGATTGCCACGTTTGCACCGTCCCATTTCGGGGTTGCCTCCAAAAGTGCCTTAGTGGTCTCGGTCATCACGTAGCACATGTTCTCGGGCATGATGTTTGCGGCCAAAACAAGGGCTTTAAGCTCCAGCAGCTGCTTCAGCGTGGGCGCGTCGCCGTCGTACTCCTTTTTGTTCGCCGCCTTGCAGTTGACGT